GAGTATGACTTCCCTGGTGTTGTAACTGTTAATCCTTTGACTGGACAGTTGAACGTAGTAGGTATCCCTGTATTCTCTAACTCTTACCTTTCTCAAGGAACTGGTATCGTTGGTGATTGGAACCAAGCTCAGTTGTTGACCCGTCAGGCTCCTCGTATCAGATTCTTCGACCAGAACTCTGACGATGCTGAGAAGAACGTAATCCTAGTTCGTGTTGAAGAGAGAGTTGCTCTTCCTGTGTTCTATGACAACGCCTTCATTAAGGTAACTTTGGCTTCCTAATTAGGAATCAATAGTTTGAATTAAGAGCCTTGGATTTTTCCAAGGCTTTTTTATTATCTTTACACCATGGCAGGCTACGAATACAACGAAGATATGCTTGGCGATATATTGCCAGTATATGACTATCAGGGTGCAACAGGACTACAGGTAACTTTTACAAGTGAGGCTAGTTACGTTGAACCCTACAATGTTAATGACTTTAAGGACTACGCAAGAATTGACTTCGATACAGATGACAATTTGATTGCTTTGTTTCTAAAATCTGCAAGACAGAACATTGAGCAGTATATGCAGAAGTCTCTAGGTATCAGAACCATTAGATTAATTGCCTTGCACTTGCCTAAGAACTATAAGTTGCCTTATGGTCCAATCACTTCTATTAGCACGGCAGGTTACACGTTATTTGGTGATTTGCTTAAAGAAGGTGGAAAAGATATTGACATTACCTATGTAACAAACGCAAGTTTGGTAAATGATGCAATTAAGCAAGCAATCTATCGTCAGGCTTACCACTACTACGAGTTTAGAGAAGAAGGTTCTGATGCTAATTTGTTGAATGAGGTTAAGTTGCTTGTAAACCCATACAGAAGAATTGTATTCCCATGATGCGAGAGAAAGTTGCATTTAAGCGTTCTGTACAGACTCAAGACCCTGTTACAGGTCAGTTAATTAATACTGTATCTACATACTACGAGCCTAAAGGTGCTAGTGTGCGTGAGATTAGTGCTAGTGCTGATGTTGTTGTGCAGAAGCAGGACTTGGGAACATTGATTGAGGTAGTAATCCGATACAATCCTTCTGTTGCCATTATCAATGGAGATCAGATTGAGTGGAGAGGATTTTACTTTACTTCTATGGCTCCGAAGGTTGACCGATTGAGAAGGTATATTACTATCCGAGCGTTCTCTGCAATGGAAACCACTAACAGAAATGGCAGTCCAAGTTAAGGTAAGTGGAGTAGATATTCTCTTAAAAGATTTAGATCAGTATTCAAAGGATGTTAAGCAAGGAGTTCTTGATGAAATTCGTGAATGGTCTGTAAGAACTGAGGCTGATGCACAAAGAGATGTTCCTGTTAAAACAGGTGATTTAAAAGGAACAATTAGAACAGCGTCTGAAAATAATGGCCTTACTTGGATAGTTAAGGCAGGAGGTATAGATGATGTAAATTATGCTCCATTTATTGAATTTGGAACTGGGGTAAATGTTGATAAATCATTTTTGCAAGAATATGGATTAGTGCAATATGCTTTGCAATTTAAAGGGAATCAACCACCTTTTTATCCTTTACCTTCTAGGTCATTTTTATACAAGAACGCAAGGATAGAGTTTGAAAAGACTCTTAAAAACATCAAGAAACTATTACAACAAACATGATAAAACTAAAGGATTTGGCACAGATTTGCTTTCTAGCGTTTCTGTGTTTAGCAATCTGTTCAGGGATTGTGGAGATTGCTATTTGGGTGAATAAGCCATTTGCATACTTATTGTCGATTTCTATTGCTTTTTTAGTAATTTGGGGAGCAGTTGAAATCTATGAGCGTGCTAAATGAATTACCCTGACAACATATTTTTATCTCGACACTCCTACTTTGAAAAGAGGTTTGCTCGTTTGATAAGAAGAGCGTTGTCAGATCAGTACAATGAAATGGCTAGTTTATTTGCCGCAGGACAAGACATTGGCAAAGTTGATGACAATGGGTTAAAGATGGTTTATCAGGCCATGTATCAGCTTATTATGGAGGATGAGGGTACATTAACTTGGAACTCTATTGTTGCTCCGATAACTAACCAAGAAATATCTACAAAGGACATATTTGACGAGGTTGCAAGCACTCTAAAACCTCAAGAGACAAGTGAGATGACTTCGTTTTGGAGAAGGCTCATGGATGGCTTTTTGCAGACCTACATCATCTTTAGAATTAGCGAAGTCCTTAGCACGGGTATTAAGCGTGTTAGAGAGCTTATCTCTAAGCAGAGAGGTCTAGGGTTAAGTGATGAACAGATAACGCAGCTAATACGCTCTGTGGACCTAGAGATGCGTGCTAACACTATCGCACGAACCGAGACTACCAATGCCATGAGCAAGGCACAGATATTTGCCTTAGAATCATCAGGATTAAATTGGGAGAAAGCATGGAAAGCTATGCGTGATGATAGAACTAGAGATTCTCACATTATGACAGACCCTAAGTTCTTTATTCCTTTAAAAGACAACTTTATTGTTCAAGGTCAACAACTAGCATACCCAGGGGATTCAACACAAGGGGCATCTATGAACAACACCATTAATTGCCGATGCAGACTTGCCTTCCGACAGACAGGGTCAAGGTTTGGATTTAATATCAATCGCTAAAAAAAACTTATCTTTGAATATGGATTTATCTAAAGCGTTAAAATCAGGTTACTATCAGGCTTTGTACCCCGAGATTGGTGTGCCGATATACGATGCTTTTTCTATTCCTGAAAATGCTGCTTACCCTTATGTGATTATATCAAATATCACGACAAACGAGATTCAGAACGCTGACTGCAAGAAGTTTAATGCTGAAGTTACAGTTGACATTGTAACAGGTTTTACACGACCTACAGGAATGGATCAGGCTCTTGATATTGCTGAAGATATTGACGATATTATTAATCCAATGAACATGAATGACATAAACATTACTGCCTATGGATGGAAAGTTGGTGAGACTAGATTGAACTCTTCAAATAGCGTTCAATTACGGACAGGTGAGTATTGGATTTATCGAAATATCCGCACTTACTTCCACATTGTAGTACCCTTTTGATTAATTGATAATTTCTATTACCTTTGAAATAATAATTGACAACGACTATGGCTAACGAATTATTTAGTAAAGATATTGGAGTTTACATCGACAGCTCTGCGACTTCTACTCCTAACTGGAAATTGGCGGTATGTACTTCCTCCAAGTCTCTTTCCATCTCTGTTGCTGCAACAGAAATCAACAACGATTGTACTGGTGACTTTGTACAGAACTTACCATCTACTGCTTCTTGGACTATGTCTTTTGAAGGTGATGTGAATACAAATCCTGGAGCTAGTGAAATCTCTGCTGAAGGAATCTTTGACATTGTCATTGCAAGAACTACTAAGAAATTTAAGTTTCAATCACTTGATAATTCTTACATCCGATATGGACAAGGTTTTATCTCCCAATTTGACGAAACTGCAACTGCGCCTGAATACCAGACCTATTCTGTAACAATTACAGGTTCTGGTCCGATTGATGACGCAATTCCAACCTAATTTCCTGTTTTCCGTGTTTGTGTTTAGTTAAAGGCCCTCTAAATGAGGGCTTTTTTTGTTCATATTAATTACTAAATTTACGGCATGACAGGAATCATGAAACTAAAAATCGGAGGTCAGGAACGAACCTTGCGATTTAACAACTTTTCAGCCATCGAATTGGCTAAGATAATTTACAACGGAGAGCAAGCTAATTTTGAAACTGAGGACTTGCTAAATCGGATAATGAAACTTAATGAAGAGAATCATTATTTGTTGGTAAAAACTCTAGTTTACGCAGGACTTATTGGAAATGACTATGTAGTAGGATTTACTAAGACTGCAACAGCAGAACAGGTGGGTGAATGGATTTCTGATTTAAGTGGAGATGAAATCTATTCTGTGTGGAATACTTTTTGGAAATCTATGGGTGTTGATTTACCTGCTATTCAAGAACTAGAGCAAAACTCTGTTGCTGAAAAAAAAAATCAACGTGGTATGAAATCTGCCAAGAAATCTTTGGAGAAGTAGGCATACTTCCTAAAAATTTTTATGAAATGACTTTTGCAGAAACAATACTTACTCTACGAGGTCATCAGACTAGTCAAGCGAGAGAGTGGGAGAAATATAGATTGGTTGCCTACCAAGTTTATACTTCTATTCCTAAGAAAAGTCCTAACAAATCTATTCAGCAGTACTTCCCTCTTCCTACAGATAATAGAGGTAGAAAACTAGATGCCAACCTGATAAAAGCTAGACGTCAAGCGTTCTTAGATAAGATGGCTAAAAATTAGTATTTTTGAGTCATGAACGAACTTCAGATACGCCTAACTGCCGATATTCAAGGACTGCAATCTGCCATAAATAAGGCGAAGCAGACTTTAAAATCATTTGAATCAGAAACTGCAACTGATTCTGAGAAATCGAATGTAGGATTTAGACGCAAGATAGGGCTTATTGAACAGCTTACTGCTAAGGCAAAGCAGTTAAAGGTTTCTCTTGCTCAGGCTACAAATGAACAGCAGATTGCTGCTTTTAACGCAGAGCTTGAGCAAACAAACATTGAGTTAGCAAGACTTAATGCTTTGGGTAAAAGTTTTGCAAATACATCAACACAGTCTTTTGATAAGTTTAGAGTATCAGCAGGAGCAGCTAGTGGATCAGCTATTGCATTTAATAGAATTATTCAGGATGCTCCATTTGGAATTATTGGTGTCGGTAACAACATTCAGCAGTTTGCAGAACAATTAAGTGCTTTAAAAACAACAACAGGTAGTACAGGTGCTGCTTTAAAATCATTTTTTACTAGTTTAATCAGTCCAGCTAACTTAGCTATTTTAGCAATATCAGCATTAACTTCTGCTTTTACTGCATATCAATTAGGTGCTTTTGATTCTTTATTTGCTACAGATTCTTTATCAAAA